TGTCTGTCGTTCCTGGTGTAACTGTTGATTTAATAAGTATCAATGGTGCTTTGGATTCCCTTACCTTTTCCTCAACCAAAGATGTATCACAACTTCCGTCTTCGTTCATTTGAGTAGGTACACAGATAATTTCAAGGTCTACATTCTCAAAGAAGTTTTCCTCTGGGTATCCGTTAGGATCATAAATATCAGTAAGCCAGTCGCCAAACATTTCTCCTATTGCTTTACCTACAAAACCATATCCGCAAATGCCTATTTTATAACTCATGACCATATCACCTCCTTCAGTTTTTTAATTCTCTCTGCATCAAAGTTCTTGCCTAAATAGATAAACTCGCTTAGATTATTCTCGATGAATTCTTCAAGCCCTTTCTGGTATTTGGAGTTCCTGTAAGCTTCAAGAGCAATAGGACTTTGAGCCAAAAGGTCAAGCCAAGTATAGTGAAAGATAGTCATTGCTCCGTTTGCCTTGCCATGCCTTTCCATATTCTTCTTGTCCCAAGGTCTTTCCAAAAGCAAATCATTAAAGGATTTTTTAATATTTTTCTGGACAAACTCTTTCTCTTTCTTGTATTCAACCTCGTTTCTTGCCATTATTTCATCAAGTTCTTCCTTCCTTGTTTTCCTGAGTGCGTTCATGTAAACCCTTTCTCTCCAATCATCACAACCCAAGACATGGGTAACACCAAGAACATTCTCGATATAATCCCTGTGGTTGTAGGAATAACCCCTTCCCGAAGATAGGTGGTATCCGATTGCTTTAGGATTCACCGCAACAGTAGAACCCATCATCCACCACTTCATGTCTATGTAGAACTCTCCGCCACCATAAGTCCTATGCACTTTAGGGTAGCCACCGAACTTAAAGAATTGCTCTCTATCTACCATTACCGAACAATGTCCCTGAGATGGGATGTACCACCAATCATCAGCCAGATAGTAAGGTGCCCAAGTACCCTTCCATTCCTCTCCTAATTTAATCGTGTATGAGAATCCTACTCCACCCACTACGGGGGGATATGCACCCATCCACGCTATTGCACCATGAACAAGCCCACCCGACTCATAAGTAGTACGCATCATCTCTTTAAAGAAGCCAGGTCTGTAAGCCATGTGAGCATCCGAGAAGAACAGGTATTTACCCCGTGCCAGCTTTGCACCCTTATTTCTTGCACTATGATTTCCCGCAATAGGGTCTCTTAAAATCTTCATTCTTGCGTTATAGTAAATTCCCCTTCCTTCTAAATACGAGGTTGTTCCTGCTGTTCCTCTATGGGGATGAATGTCGTCATTACTGCAATTATCTACAACTATAATCTCAAGAGTATCTGGGTCGTGTCCTTCAGCCTCCCACGCATGAAGAATGGAATAGATAGTATGAACTATATTTGGAAATTCATTCCTAGCTGGCAAAATTACACTCAACAATATCATATAATTTATCTGACTCCTGAACACTTAGCCAAAATCGGTGAATGTTCTGTAGTTGCATATTCTCCTATCGGGATTTCTTTTCCTGAAGAATCAAAGAAGGTTATATTCTGGAAGAATTCATTAAGAACATTATGAAATTCACCCGATGTCCACTCTCTTACATGGTATCTGTTTCTGGGCCCGTTATTGCTTATATACTTGTTGTTCCTGTTGGGCGTTGAGATAAAGTATTCTGTGGGGTCAACTGCCGGTGGTTCTCCATTTTTACCTTTCTTCTCAAACCTGATAATTGAATTAAGAAAGCCCTTATAATCGGCAATGTGCTCTATTATCTCTATGGCTACCACTTGGTCAAACTGTGCGAACTGTCTGGTATCCTTCATAATATCCACAACATCAAAAGTAACTTGTGCCGAGTAGTAAATCTGGTTCTTAATCCTCTCAAAGCATTCCTTGGCAAACCTAATGCTATCCTCATTCTTGTCTATTCCCCACACAAAGTCGGCTTCCTGGGATAATACGTTTGAACCTACTCCGCAACCGCAACCTACATCAACAATCTTTGGCTTCCAGATAAACTTAGGGTACTGAACGTGCTGTGTTATCTTATTCAGGTTGTAAGTCTTAATGAAGGTATACATATTTCTGGTGGGATTCCAGAGCATCTTCTTATGCTTTTCAAATAACCTTATATTTGCTTTCCACTGTTCTTTGTCTTCAGCTTCAGGCCGTTCTATATAGGTTTCTTCAGTGATGCCGTTTTTTGCTGTAGGTGGTGTGGGAGGAACAACTGGCTGTTCTTGGGGGGTTTCTACCTTTTGATTTGTTAATAGGTCATAGCAATCCCAACAAAGCGGATTTATAAAGTCATCAGGTATCTTTTTACTGCATCTCTCACAAACTTTATTTAATTCGTAGGTTGCCATATTATATTGTTGAAACTTCAAGTATTGCCGGCTCAAGTTGCTTTTTGAAAATTGTATCAACATTAAACTCTCTTCTTATTCTGGTTTGTGCCTTAATCGCTTTATTCTGGTTATATTCGGAAACTATTAAAGTAGCTATATCCTCGTAATATTTTTCCTCGCCATCTGGGAATATTCTTCCGCCTTCCGTTAGTGAACCGAAGGCAAAGTAAAGAGCATCCTCTTTTCCGAAGTCTTTAAACGCAGCAAAACTCTGATTAAGAACAAGAATATTCTTACCCGCCATGGCTTCCAGTAAAACCAATGGACAGTTCTCGCTTATTGACGGGAACAAAAACAGATTGCTTAAAAGGAACAAATCCCTGACAACCTGATGCGGTACTCCCTGCTCATGGGTAGGGGGGTGGTGGAAGGAGGTGAATATTAACTCCCTATGTTCCATCCCCCTCTCATAAGCATATTGATACATAGATTCAATGGCTTGTTTCTCTTTCCCCGCGTTGGCATGGGCATTGGGTACTACCAAAGCAACACTTGACCCTCTCCTTTTAAGGCAGCTCATAATCCTTATTGCCTTGGCTATCTGTTTGCCGTTGTCTCCCATTCTGGTTGTTGATAAAGGATATACTGCCAAAAACTCCGGACTCATCAAATCATTCTCATCTATTATCTCTTTGGTTAAAGGATCAAAGTTATATAGTTCCCTGATGTCCATGGGATTGAATATTGTGCGTACATCTTTCGGAAGGACATGGTACATCTCAGCAGCTCTGATGCTATCCGTATAATTCATGTAGATAAGCCGTGAGTTCTTAGGAAGCGTGTATAGGTTATCCCATACAGAATCATCCAACTTCGCATAAGACGGCCCTGAGTGCATCCAGTGAAGCCACCTTACCTTTCCCAGAGTGGTATCTATTGCCTTCCTCATGGCGATATTGTAAGGAAGATAGCTATTTATAAAGATAATATCGTGGGTAAGGCAAACATCAATATCGGTCATATTATCCTCCATCGCCTTTTGTGCCTTAGCCACATCCGCATCAAGGTTGGTAATATCTCTTTGCCCGTAAGGTTCAAGAATGAGTTGCGGTATAACCTTTCTGATCTCTACTCCTTTAGGTACTTTCTCGTCATCTTTAAAGGTATCCAGAACCAAAAGAATTGGCTTATATCCGTATTTAACCAAAGCAATCAACTGCTGGTTTACCACACCACATAGAGAGAACGCACTATCAAAATTACTGAACGTTGTAAGTATTCCACATTTAATCATATTATTCTTGTACTAAACCTTCTCCGACAACCAAACTTCCAAACCTATCCATTTCGCTATCGTTTCTTACAGGATGAATTACCGGAGGTCTTCTATTCCTCAACTCAATAAGTCTTTTCCTGTTATCCAGAACTCCTGGTACCGCAACCTTTATTCCACTCTCGTCAACGACCTCATAATCTCCTAAGACAGAACTTTGTTCAGATTCTTCCGCAGTAAGTTTAAAACCACAATGCGGACAAAAGTTTATCATTTTAATAATTCGGGATGTTTTCCAGCCCAATGTAATGCCATTGCTCTCGGACTCTTAAATGATTTTCCGCATTGTTTACAAACTCCGTCTCCTTTTACAACCGGTATCTCTGTCTTTTCTTCCGTATCTTCTTCAACTTCCAAACCCCTGTTTGTAGCATTGGGATCAGTTTGTGCATATACGGACATTAAATAATCGGCTACATAAGCAGGAACTTTGACCTTCTCTCCGGCCTTGATAGTCCAAGTAAGAGTACGCACTGTGGTAAGCATCTTCTCATCTTTGTCATACAAAATATTCCCCTCTGCGTCTACCTGGGCTTCGGATATTGGGTAATCGGTAATATCCTTATCTGTGGGGTTATATAATATTTTCATTTTCATAAATCTTTCACCTCCTTGTTAACATCTGGGCAATTAGCTGTTATATCTATAATCCAGTCATACCTGTCTTTCCAGAGATAATACTCTGCCGCCTCCTCTTCATCATCCATGTCAAAGATTCTTTTCTGTTTATACCTAAAGAATATCTCTCTTCCTCTGAAAGGGTACTTGACCGATATTCTTTTAAGATTACTTAACACTCTCTTCATGTTTTACCCTGTCTAATATTTCTTTCCTGTTACGGAATAGTTCACTGGGTTCGACTCTCAAAGTTCTTCTGTAATATTGGTTCATGGCATTCCGCAGTCTTTCCTCATCCCTAAAATAAAAGTCCATAATTGGTTCACCGAAAGGAGTCTTTCTGTTGGAGTTGTAAATACCGTCAATAGGAAACCCTACCGTATAAAGAGTTGAAGCCAAATCAAGGTCAGAAGTCTTAACGTATTCTACTTCCATATAATATAATTTAGATTAGAACAAACTTCTACTGCTGTCAAGCAACATAACCGCTTACTGTTGCCGTTACCGTTCCTGCTGCCGATGTTTTAATTTGCAATGGCAAACTCACTGTTACTTTTAATGGAGTTGAGAATGAGAACTTTTCAGGATAATTGGCTGTAGTATATACAGGATACATAACTGCCGTTCCCGCACTATCCTGAAGTAAGAATGTCATTGTAGTACCGCTTGAGAAAAGAATATCTGTTACATAAATACTCTTTCCGGTAGTTGCAGCCTTTATTGTTTGAGCTGTAGTTGCATCAGCGGTAGTAAAGGTTGTGCTGAAAGAATCGCTTGAATCATAGGAAGCAGCCCTCACAGGCAAAGGATTCGTTGCCGAGATTGCTGTAACCGTTTCATCATAAATTATAGTTCTCATGCTGTTGTCGTTGTACTGGTTGATGTTGACGATGATGACGTTGACGTTGACGTGCTGGTCGATGTCGATGTAGTAGTCGTTGATGACGTGCTGGTAGATGTCGTTGTCGTTGACGTTGTGCTAGACGTTGTTGTCGAAGTCGTAGTCGTGCTGGTGGTGGTACTGGTGGATGTCGAGGTCGTGGTCGTTGTAGATGTTGATGTCGAGGTCGTTGTGGTCGTGCTGGTTGTGCTGGTAGCAAAAGCATCAGCCAATCTTCTCCAAGTTGCTGTTCTTCCACTTGTTGCACTATTCATATAAAGCCTGTTGTCTGTGGTAAGGTAAACCAATTCTCCACCCACCCAGTTAATCGGATGGACATTGATTACATCCTCACCAAAGTAAGCCTCTGGTGTTTGAGGAAGTGCAGCCAAAACCTTTGCTGCTCCCCCTTTTGCCCTTAAATTGTCATATGTTGTTTCGCTTGCCATATTTATGCTGTTGTTGTACTAGACGTGCTCGTACTGGTTGATGACGTGCTGGTTGAACTCGTTGTCGAGGTAGATGTGCTGGATGTAGACGTGCTGGATGTCGTAGATGTGCTGGTAGATGACGTACTGGTTGATGTTGACGTGGTTACAAATAGGTCAGTTGTTTTGTACCAAGTTCCCGCACCTGAACCGGATGTAGCCGTCTGGATGTATAACTTATAATCGGCACTATTATAATAAATCTCTCCTCCAGCCCACTCTCTATCTCCCACATCCTGACCAGCTTTAAACCCATAAAAATCCATGGGTGTTGATGGTGAAGCTGCCAGCACCTTTGCTCTTGCTGTGGTTACATTGATTGTATCGAGATTCGTTAAACCCATATATTTATACTGCTACCAAAACATCCTGATACCTATACCAGGATGCGGTTGTTCCGCTTGTTGCTGTCTGAATAAATAACTTTTTTATATTTGATAGGTATGCCATTTCTCCGCCTCTCCATGTAATAGAGTCAACATCCCCTATTCCTGTTCCATAATACTGCTGAGGGGTGGTCGGTAAGGTTGTACCCTGATAAATTCTTGTTTGTCCTGTGTTTACTGCGTTTAGTTTAGTTACGCCCATGTTTTTATTTTAACATTAAAAAAGGGAGCTTTATATGGGATTTCGGGAGAACCCGTATCCCAAGCTCCCATACTTACAAACTAACTTTTTTAATTAAGAACTGTATGTTGTCGCATCGCCCTTGCTACCCCAAATGGCCCTCCAATCCGACCAACCATAACTGAATCGGACTCGGACTTTATAGAGTGCCGCATCGGCATCAAAGGAAAAGTCATTCTTGAATTCTGGTCGTACTCTCCAGAACCATTGCAAAAGGTGATTGCTGGAATCAAGCAAGAACCAATAGGTTGAGGTTGTGATATATCTCCAAGGAATTACCTTGAATACTCCATCGTAGACATTGATGTCATTGTTGGCTGTACCTGGCCTCATTGAGGACTCGGTTACAATCTGAGCACTCTTTCTTAGGTCAATCGGGATTAAGAGTGTGTCGGCCTTAAAGTTGACTATCTCGCCTTTGTCATTAAGTGCTTTCTCTAACGCTAATCTTCCGGTTTCAAGATTGGTTTCAGAGAAAACTATTCCTGCCGCTGAAGCATTAGACTGTGCTGTTCCACCATCTGCTCTTGTGTGAAGTGTGGAGCAAAGCGGTTTTGCGTCTCCGTAACTGGTGTAGCTGGTGGAGAATGCGTTGTTTAGAACTGAGGCTGCCCAATACTCAGTAGTGTAAACAACACTCTTCGCCAAAGCTCTTGGCATTGCTGAAATTACATTATGCTGGTCATCCTCCACCAGCTCTTGCGATACCTTGAACCCTTTGGTGTATTTAAGATGAGTGTAAGTAGTCTTGTACATCTTTACTGGGTCTTCATAATCAAGTGCTCCCAGTTCAGAAGTCTGTTGTAGTTTCCCGAATCCTGTGGTTGCCGAATCTTCCTCAATGTTTCTATCTGAGGTTAAAGTATTGAAAACCATCGGCATGACCTGTGGTTCATTGTCATACCTGTCAAAAAATATTTCCCTTATTGAAGGGTCTAGTTCATCTGCGAATGCTCCTCTTGTTGCTGACATATATTTATTATAACTTAATTAGCAAATTTATGCTTCTCTATCCCAACTATCTTGCCCGAATTGGGATTCACACACTTGGAAAAGTCCTTTAGATGCATCAGCATCGTGATCTGGGTCAAACTCCCAAAGCCTAAATGTTGCTTGAGTTGTATCACTTGCTGTTCCCTGGTCAATAGTATTTTTATCAGAAATATCAAAATATTCTCCAATCATTGCCTCAGTTAAAGTTCCACTTGTGTCATTGAAGAACAAATAGTTCGGAAGTGCCGGAATAAATCCAACCATATACTTTTCAGTAGTTTGATTATTTGTAGGCATTGTCCAAGTATCAGTAGTTCCAGAATCAGGAGCTATTGGTGTTCCAGTCCTTGTGGTTACATTCTGTACAATTCCGCAAACACCCTCACCTGCTGTAGCTGCATTATCACAAAAACCTGAAGTATTTACTCTTACCGCATCGCCAGTTTGGAAAGCAACGGAAGCCTTACCAATAACATAAACCAAGGTTGGTGCTTGATTTGAACCGTCTAAATTTTTCCTGTAACTAAATCCTGCCATATATTTATTATAACTCAAACTGCAAACTTATGTTGTTCTATCCCACGAATCCTGTCCAAATTGACTTTCAACAACTTGAAATAATCCCTCAGATGCGTCTGATTCGTGATTTGGGTCATATTCCCATAGCCTTACAGTTTTCTGAGTAGTATCGTGTCTGCTTGAACCCTGTACCTGTGTATGGCTTACCAAATCATAGTACATTCCAATATAAGCCTCTGCGAGAGAAGCATCTGCATCATTATAGAATAGATAGTTAGGAAGGGCTGGAATAAACGCAACCATATCCATGGCCACAGTTTGATTATCAGCCGATGTAGTCCAGGTGTCATTTGAACCAGCATCAACAGCTTTTGCTGTCCCTTTTCTGGTTACAACTGCAACGCAAAAACCGGCAATTCCCTCACCAGCATCGCAGACATCAACAAATCCGCTTGTATTAACACGGACTGCATCTCCAATAGCAATAGCAATACCCTGCTTTGCAATCAAATATAATAGAGTAGGAGCTTGATTAGAACCATCAAGGTTCTTCCTGTATGCGAAACCTGCCATACTTTATTATAACTCAATCCGCAAATTTATTCTTCTTCTGCTTTTTTCTGTGCTCTCTTCTCGGCACCACTTACTCTAAACTCTTCTTCATCTTTACTGAAATAGGTTTGCTTGGCTTTTTCTTCATCAACTCTAAGTTTCTTCATCCACTCTTTTTGCTTGGGTGTAAATTCCTGAGTAGATGTTTGAGATTGAATGCCGGTTGAAGGCATAGTGCCCATCATTGCATTTTCATTTGCTCTGGCTTGTGCGAAACCTTCCAGTTTTCCTTCCTCTTTCAGCTTTTCTGCATGGGAGCCGACATAAGCCTTTTCAAGAGAGTTTCTTAATTGCGGAAGCGGAATGTTCTTTACAGACCAGCCAAACTCATTTAAGTAGGTTTCCACCTTCCTTCTTGCGTCTTTTCTTTCCTCGTCTTTTAAATTACCAATACCATAATCACGTTCAAATGCGGTAACTATTTCTTCTCTTTGTGATGAAGTAACTTCCTCTAACCTTTGGTCAACCACTGGGTTCTGACCTTGAGGGCTTGGAACAGTTTTTTGTTCCGTTTGCTGTGTT